GAAGAGCATTGTAAACAATCATTTTTGAATGATATTGCTCGCGCTAAAAAACTTTTAGGTGAAAAGGAGAAAACCCAATGAAGAATATTTTAGTAGCCGCAGTATTAGTATTTTTAGTAGGTTGTGCATCTAGCTCAAGTCAATACTATGAAGCAGTACAAAAAGCAGCAGAGGCTAACTCAAGAGCGGCACAAGCCAAGTTTGACGCCCTTTCTGCTATCGCTGCTGCAGGAGATGGACAGGCCGCTAGTGCTGCTGTAATGGCTTTGGCTCTAACACAGACTCCTACTGCTAATCCTATTCCCCAACAATCAGAAGCTATCCAGTGGGCGTCTATCCTAGCGTCTCCTGTGACCTCTCTTGGTATGATGTGGATGCAAGCAGACTCAGCCAAGACTATGGCTCGCTACAACTCACAAGTTGATCTAGCGCGAGTAACCGCTGATGCTCAGACTCAACAGGCCTTGTACGGCAGTTTCTCTGACATTTCTAGTGCAGGCTTTACTGCCGTAGGAAACGTAGACTACACTCCGTTTATTGACGGTATGGTAAATCTCGGTACTACTGGCATGGATAACCTAACTACTTTAGGCACTGCAGGGTTTACTGCTAACACTAACATTGCAACAGCTGGCCTTACTCAAGTTGGGCTTACGGCTGAAGACGGTCTTAACGTAGCAGCTAACATAAGCAATAACGCTATGGATGGCCTTGTAACACTTGGCACTAACGGTCTTGAAACTGCTGAAAGTCTTGGTATTCAAGGCCTGCTTGGTATGCACGAAACCACAAAAAGCTGGGTTCAGTATGCAACTATTATAAATTCCGACTTTAAAGATATGTTGGCTAATGAGCAAAGTGGCTGTATTGTTACAACGAATGAAACTGGTCAAATCGTAGTAACTTGTAACTAATATGTGGCAAGCACTTATTTCACCAATTTCAAACTTAGTAGGGGGCTATCTCAATAACAAACATGAGCAAGCTCAAGCAAAGCACCAAGCTAAGTTACAGGTTATCCAGAATGATGCAGATTGGGAAAGCAAAATGGCTGACGCTTCTGCATCAAGCTGGAAAGATGAATTTTGGACGATTGTGCTGGCAGTTCCTTTGTTTTGTTTGGGATACTCTGTTGTCGTTAATGATCCCACTATTGTTGATCGCGTTCATGACAGCTTTAATACACTTGATACTTTACCGGATTGGTATCAATACTTACTTTTTTTGGCTGTAAGCGCAAGCTTTGGTATTAGGGGCGCTGACAAACTAATGCAGCTAAAGAAAAAATGAAACCAGAAGAACTAGACAAATGGCGAGTAGTTCCACGGCTTTTGATGGTGGCGATGGTCATTATGACATATCGTGTTGTTGAATGGTTTATGGAAATACCAACACCCACCCTAGAACAAGCAGGCTTAGTCAGTGTAATGACAGGAGCCTTAACGGGTGCTTTTGGACTGTTTTTGGGTTCTGGTAAAAAAGAATGAATTATTTTACAAAAGAAGAGTTAAGCTGTCAGCACTGCGGCGACTACAAATTTAATGAAGAATTTTTAAAGATTTTAAATAACATTAGGCATGAATGTAATTTTCCTTTTGTTGTTAGCTCTGGCTATAGATGTATTGAGCATCCTATTGAAGCATCAAAGCTTCGTGGTGGAGCGCATACAACAGGCTCTGCAGTTGATATAGCCGTAACAGGAGATAAAGCTTTAAAAGTTCTTGAGGTTGCTTTAGCGCAGGGTATTAAAAGAATAGGAATAAATCAAAAAGGAAACGGACGTTTTATACACTTAGACATGGCAGATGATGAATTTCCTTCTCCTGCTATTTGGTCGTACTGAGGAAAATATAAATGGCTACAAGAAAACCACCACAAAGGCGAACTACTGCTAGAACGGCACTGGATAAAGTAGAGCTTAGTCCTGCACAAGAACTAGCTAATAGAATACAGGTTTTAAGATCTTCTGCTGTAGTAAAACAGCCCGTTTCAAAAACAACGCAGAAGACTACACCGCCCCCACCTAAAGATCTTACAATGGGCGACATAGTACTTGAAACTAGATCTAAGCCAACACCAGCTACGCCTACCCCAAGGACTACTGCCCCTTCTCCTGCGGATACAGGCCGTGGTAGGGGAACTGGGCCGGGATCAACCCCACCCACAACCACAAAAACGGGTGGCCCTGCGCCTAATGTAGACCTTGATGGTGATGGTGTTGCAGACGCATATGATCCAGCAGCAGGAGTAAAGGGGCCGCCCCCTGCCACTCTTCCAGAGGAAGCAATCTATACACCTGTAAAAGTTGATCGAACTGGTTTAGAAACAACTCCTATTATTGAGATGAAGGAAACGTCTAAAGCAGAATTTACGCCTTTTGGCCCTGATGTAGAAAAAAGAAAACAAGAAGCTAGACAAAAAGAAGTAATTGGTAACCTTTATGGTGGCTCTTCTCTTGATCGAACTGTCGAAAAAGAAGAAAGGGTACGGCCAAGAACCATGACTTCAAGACGGCAAGAAGCGCCTAGAGGCCAAGACGTTTATTCACCGTCAATACAAGAATCAGGTGGTCAAAGGCAACCGCACCCACAAACAGGTGGCGTAAGACCAGATGTACCACGAACTGGCGGTCACCCTGCCATTCCCGTCACATCAGAGCCGCTGACTCCAGCAACAGAAACAACTACTGGAACCGTTTCAGGAACGGCAGGACTTGGTAAGTCTGGTGATGCTACTATTATTGAAGATATTCAAACAGCAGAAGCGCCAGAAGACGTAACAGCCACAACTTATGATCCTACTTTAGTTGCAGAAGACGTTGAAGAAGCAACTGCGCAAGAAGGCGAAGTAAGTGAAGAAGCTATTGTTGATTTTGAAGAGCAAGAATTAACTGAAAGGGCTATTGCAGCCGAACGAGATCTTGAGGCCGAGCAAGCTGCTCTTTCAGGCCTTGCTGAATATGAATTATCAGCAGATGCTTTTGTAGATCCTGTAACTGGAAGGCTTGCTCAAGTTTCTGCAACGCCAGAAGCTGAAGCACAAAGCCGAGAAGCAATAACAGGCGTTCCTGCAACAGATGGAACCGCTGCTGAGATTGTTGGCATGGTGGGCTATGAAGCAGCCTCTATGCGTACAGTCAAAGGCACAGCGGCAAAAGGCGCGGCAGCAGAAATGGTTGCAGAAGTTGGTGCGTTGCCAGCAGATCTTTCAGCGACTATTGTTGAAGATCCTCAAAGTGTTGAGGCCCAGTTAGATGACGAGCCTATTGAAATTCGTGCAGCCGTTGCCGCACTGCCAACCGAAGCTCTTGTATCTTCACAAATGGAGACGTTGCTTGGCGGCTTAGAAGACGGAGAAATTCCAATGTGGGCTAGGCCAGCAGTTGATGCTATGAATCAACAAATGGCACAACGAGGCTTAGAAGTTTCTACTATTGGAAGAGATGCTTTATTTAATGCAATTATTCAAACTGCCCTTCCTATGGCGCAAGCAAACGCTTTAGCCTTACAAGAGCGGTCTGCATTAAATCTTACGAATGAACAACAAGCGCGTGTTCAGACAGCAAATCTTGAGGCACAGAGAAGGCTACAAAATACAGCAAATAGACAAACTGCTAGTTCTCAAACAGCACAACTAGCTCAACAAATGTCTGTATTACAAAGTCAGTTTTCACAAGAAACTATGATGACTTCTGCTCAACTACAGCAGCAGACAGCTCTTCAAAATCTTCAAAATAGACAGCAAGCAGCCGTCCAAAATGTTCAAAACCAACAGGCGATGAATGCTCAAAATCTGAGTAATGAGCAACAAACAGAACTTGCAAATCTCCAGCTTGAGTACCAAACAAATGCAGCAAATATGTCTGCTGAAAATGTTAGGCGCTTAAATGAGATGCAAGTTGCTGCTGACTTTATGGCTAAAAATGCTGACTTTAAACAGCAGATGGAACTTGCAAATTTAAGCAACGACCAACAAATGCGCCTTGCAAATCTGAGCGCACTAAATCAGGCCAGCTCAGAAAATTTGAATGCGGCACAACAAACCGAGCTTGCTAATCTTAATGCTCGTATGCAAACAAACCTACTTCAAGCACAGATTGCATCTAACATGAATGTTGCACAGCTAAATGCTGATCAGCAACGAGCGGTTCAGAATGCATCAATGGTTGCTAACATGGATATGGCTAAATTTAATGCCGATCAACAGGTTCAATTAGCCAATAGTAAGTTTATGCAAACAATGATCTTGTCTGATTTTAATGCTGAACAACAGGCGGCTATGCAAAATGCTACGGCGCTTGCATCTTTAGATCTTGCTAATCTTGATAATAGAACAAGAATTGCTGCACAAAACGCGGCTGCTTTCTTGCAGATGGATATGACAAATCTAAGTAATAGACAGCAGACTGAAGTATTAAATGCTCAAATGAAGCAACAGGCTCTTTTATCTGATCAGGCCATGACTAATGCAGCGGCACAGTTTAATGCTCAAAGTCAAAACCAAGTAGATCAGTTTAATGCGAGCATGGCGGCACAAATTTCTCAGTTTAACGCTGCTCAAATTAATACTATGAATCAGTTTAATGCGCAATCAATTAATCAGCAGACACTTGTTGATAAAGAAAATGAAACAAGGATCACAACTGCAAACATTGCGGCAAGCGCAACAGTATCTGCGGCTAGTATCAGTGCTGGTGCGGCGGTTAAAACGGCTCAAATTAGATCAGCAAGTTCTGAACGGATTGCAAATGCGACAATGGAGCTTCAAGCCTCTCAATTTAACGCAAGTCAAGAATTTGCAAGAGAGCAGTTTAATGCGGCCAATGCTCAAGCAATTGCTCAAGCGGATACCGCGTGGGCTAGGCAGCTAACTCTTGCTGAAACTGCTGCTCAAAATGATGCAAATAGACAAAATGCTCAAAATGCTTTTGCTATGACAATGCAACAACAACAGAATATGTGGCAAGAAGCACGAGACAGTGCAAACTATTTCCGACAGAGCTACGAAAATGATCAAACAAGAAAGACTCAGCTTTATGCTGTAGCTCTAGGAAATGAAACTGCTGCTGGTAATAGTAAAAGTACGACCATTAATGGTTTAATGGGTATGATAGATAATTTCTTCGGAGGGCCGTAATAATGGGGTTTTTCAAAAAAATATTTTCTGGCATTAAAAAAGTTGTCAAGAAGGTTGGAAAGGGTATTAAAGGCCTTTTTAAAAAAGTCGGTAAGTTTATGGACAAGATTGGCATTATAGGTCAGATTGGCCTTGCGCTTGTTTTACCGGGAATTGGGCAAATGTTATCGGCGGGATTAACAGGGCTTGGTGGAGCTATGGCGGGGTACACAGGCCTTGGCTCTACTGTGGTTAATGCAGCCGGGAAATTTATTCAAGGCGCTGTAACTATGGCAAGTCGAACCTCTAAATTTTTCAGCACAGTAACTGATGGTGTTGGTAAGGTTCTTGGTGAAACTGTTGGCGCTGCTGCAAAGAGCCTTGGAATTACTTCTGAAAGTTTAATTGGTAAGGGTCTTGGTAAAATCGGCATTGATGTTAATTCAGCAAGCTGGGAAGGCGTTTGGAAAGAAACTCAAACAGCCTTTACAGAAACTGTAAGTTCCGCAACAAATATAGTTACGGGCGCTCAAGACAAGGCACTAGCCGCACTACGAGAAGAAACACTGGCAAATACTTTTAGCGTTGATCCAACAGAGCAAGTTCAAGCGGGACTACAAGAAAAAATAGATCAAGCCGTAGATGTTGGCTTGAGTGGAGAAGAGGTTGTTTCATCTGCGCAACAAGTAGTCGAGGAAAGTCTTTTGGCTCCTTCTTCTACAGCCGCGTATGATCAAGCAGCAGAAGCTTTGAGGCAAGAAACTATGGCAACTACTTTTGCCACTGAGGAGGTTGAAGAGTCTTTGCTAGATAAAGTAGTTGGGAAAGGAAAAGAAATTTATGAAAGAGGCATAAGTAGGGCAGAAGAATCTATTACTAACTTCCCGACAAGAGCCGCTGAAGCAGTTCAAACAAAAGCTCTTCAGGCTATTGGGGTTGTAGATACACCAGAATATAATGTTACTCAATATTCAATTGGTGTTCCTTCAATTGATATGGGAAGTACAACAGATATTGGTTATGGATTGACTACACCATCTCTTCAAAATTATTATGATGCTTTTGGTGCAGAGACTATTGCTTCTAATCCATACGGCTTTTCTGCACAGCTTTACAATGTCTATGGAGAGGCTATGAAAGCGAGAGGGTTTGGTTAATGAATAAAGAATACTTTGATGTAATTATGAAGGGACAGCCCATTCCGGGTTCAAGTCTTACATCTGATCCTAATAACCCTGCCCCTTATGAAACTCCTCCAGACTATGTAAATATACATGAAGCTTCTGAGTGGATTTTCTCAAAGCTTATAGAAGAAACAAATTATGATCAGCTTATTCAGGTTCTTTCAGAAGATATGCCTGTTATGGATATTGCCCAAGTAATTTTATTTACTGGATTTACACAGGGCAAATGGGATCCGAATCTGATGATGCTTTTAGTAGAGCCTACAGCCTATATGATTCTGGCGCTTGCGGAAAGAGCAGGCATTGATCCTGTTATTTTTAGAGGCGAGGAAGAAGAAGATGCTGAAGAAGAAGTATTTTTTGGCACAAAATTATCTGACGAAAGGCTCGACAACCTTAAAAAGTTTAAAGAGCTTGATGTTCAAATTCCTTATCTTTCTGAAGAAAGTAAAAATAAAATTGACAGCCTTCCAATTAAAGAAGGTGACGGAGAGCTAGAAACAGAAGAAGGTGCGGAGCAAACCGCCGCTGAAGAATCGTCTAGCCTTCTGGCGCAACCCGAGCAAGAGGTATAAGAATAATGGCTATTGAATCCTTTGCAGAATCTCTGTTAGCAGATGTTCGTAAACAAAATAGGCAGCGACAATCAGAGCGAGAAAAAGAACAGCGTAAATTATTGCTTGCATCTATTGGTGTTGGTTTAGCAAAATCAGTAGGTAACGAACTGCTAAAACAACAAACAGAGCAGTTTATGCAGAGCGAGTCATTTAGATCTGCTCGACAAGTTGCTCGTACAGCCGATAACAACGCTGCTGATATTATGAGTGAGTGGGGCAATATTGAAGGAAGCAAGGAAGATCCTTTTCAATATATGTTTAATAAATATAAGCCTCTTGTTGAAGAGGAAATGAAGGCAAAGACTGCTGACTGGATGGAAAATAAATCTAATTATGATGCTGTTGTTTACAACAGAACTAAGCAGATTGCTACAGAACAATTAGAAAGGCTTCGTGAGGCTAGGTCAATTATTGAAGATGGTGGTTTAGGCCAAGATGAAAAAAGACTTGCTATTTTAGCAAAAGATTATAGGCCAGAAACAGTAAGAGATTATATTACTGGAAGAATGATTGGATTTTTTAAAGGTAAAAATCAATCAGATATGGACAAAGAAGAAATCCTTGCGCTGAAAAGCTATGCAGATGATCAGTCTGAAGGTTCTCGCGGATACTATGCAAAACAATTAAAGCTTATAAAAGAAGAATATGATCGCTCTGGTGACTTAGCAGCTTCTAAAATTTATGCAGACAATATGATGTTTAAAGAGCCTAAGCCAGAAGAAAGATTTTTTACTGAAGAAAAAACAGAAGTAAAAACTGTAGGCTCAAGTGCATATACAGTTACAGTAACAAATACTTATGATACTTCTCTTCCCGGCGGGATGGATAAACCCATAAAAAGCGAATCAAAAATTTCAGGAACCGCACAAGATCTTAGAACTGAAGAAGAAATTGTAAAGGCTGGCTTTGATTCTTTTGATTATATGAAGTGGATTAATGATAATTTTACAGAAGACGCAAGATCTTTGTTTATGCGAGAGCTAACTGCTAATGATGTTTCTATTAGTAAAATAACTACCGCCAAAGAACTAGATACTTTTGAAAAAATATTTCACCAGTTTGCAGACGATTCAATGTCTTATGAAAACAAAAGAGCCGACCAGTTTTATCAAGAAACTATTAAGGCTTTCATGGCATCAGAAGGCACTACAACAATTGTAGATTTAATTACAATGCCTCAAAACACTCAAGATGAGATAGATGCTTTCAACGCAGCAAAACTAAGCTTTTTGTTTAGGGCGGGTGAGTTTAACAATATTTCAGATCAAGCAGCAGACTTTATAAAGATTACTGTTGATAGGGGTGAATAATAGAATGGCGACCTATACCGCTAAGGTGAATACTCCTTTTGGTGTTATTGAAGTTGAGCATGATGGCTCTCCTACAGACCAAGAGCTTATTCAAAAGGCTTTATCAAAAGCAAGACAACAAGAGCTACTAAAAGATTTTGCTGGGCCTAAAAGCCCAGAAGAGCTTGCTGTACCCGTTACTAAGACGCCAGAGCCTTTAGACGAAACAGAAGAAAACTTTAGGGCAGATCTTGTCAACAATGTTTCTAGGCTCGGCAGCGGCCCAACAGGGCTAATTAAAGACATTGTAAATGGTCTTGGAGATCTTGCTGGAGCAGACGACAAAATTATATCAGACGAGTTCTTTAATACTACAAAAAGAGAGTTTACCAGAGCGTTGGGTGCTCTTGTTGGCGTTAAGCCAGAAGAAGTTTTAGAAGAAACTGGCGAATACAAAGACATGACCACTACTGCTGGCTCTGCAATGCAACTAGGTTCTTATGTTGCGGGAGGTGCTGGAGTATCAAAAGCTGCTGTAACGCTAGCGCCAAAACTCCCCTTACTTTTAAATGGTATTGTTTCTGGTCTAGCGGTTGATCAGGCTCTTTATCAGCCTGAAGATGGCGCTCTGGCTAATGCTTTACAAGATGCCGACATTCCAGTTGAAGGAGTTTTAAAAGACTTTGTTGAGTTTATGGCAATTGAGGCTGATGATTCTGTACTAGAGCAACGAGTTAAGATTGGTCTAGAGGGAATGGCTATTGGTGGAACTCTTGAAGGTTTCCTGCGCAGCCTAAAAGGAACAAAAAATCTTGTGTTCCCGAAAAACGGCACTGTTGAAGAACAGGTAGATGTTGCAACAGAATATTTAAAAGATGCTAGACAACAAGTTGAAGTTAATAATTCTACTATTCATAGTGATTTAGAGTTTTCTGAAACTCCTCAAGGGGTTGCCCAAGTTGAGCAGCAGGCTAGTGGCCCGATAAACCGCTTCGTGCGACAAGTCTTTACTTCTAGAGGGTATTGGACTCCTACAGCTTATAACCTTTTTCGTGGGAAAGAGTATGCAGAGCGACAGCTTGTGCGAGAGGCAGAAAATATTGCCAATCGTTTAACGCTGGCACTGGATCGAGTCCCAAACTCAGAAGTATCTGAAGAAAGTATAGATAGACTTCTGCGAACAAAAGACATAGATCTTGAGTTTGCACCCTCTGCCTCAATTGAAGGCAAAGCTGATTGGGTTGTTGGTGAATTTAATTTACCAAGAGATGTAGCAATTGAAGTCCTAAAGGCAAGAGAGTTGATTGATAATCTTTCTGCAAGGCTTGCTAATTCTAGCATCCCAAATGAAGAATTTAGGCAGGCTATTCTTGAAAATTCTGGAGAATATCTTCGTCGTTCTTATCGTATGTTTGAAGATACAAACTTTAAACCAGATGAGAGCCTAAAGCATCAAGTAGTAAAACAACTACAAGACATACACATTGCTAACGGCATGGAAGAGTCTGATGCTTATGAGCTTGCTTTAGGTAAGGTTAATCAAATTCTTGACAAGAGAACAGACTTTGCAGGCCTTGATTATTACTCTAGGGCTGTACGAGTCAATACAGAAATTCTTACGGGCAGGAAAGACATTGACCCGATGATTCGGGAGCTAATGGGAGAAATCACAGACCCAGCAGATAATATTCTTTTGACTGTAGGAAAGATGGCAAGGCTTGTCGAAACAAATAAATTTGCAGACAATCTTTTAACTGTTGCTGAAAACAAGTATATATTTAAAGCGCCTACTTCTAGAAATGGGGTGGACTATACCGTTAAGATTAGTGGAACCAATTCAGGTCTAGACGGAACATACACGACTGAACAGATGGCAACCGCAATTCAGGGGCGGCAGTCCCATTGGGGAGTCTTTGATAATGATTTATTGAGGAGCTTTGCTGCTTTAAAGGGCGGCTCTCAAGCTATGAAGACTGTAGCAAGCCATGTAACTCATTTGCGTAATGCTCTTGGTGGTATGCAGTTTGGTTTGGCAAATGGCATCAACCCGTTTTTTGATGGCAATAAAACTTTTAAAGTTCTAGTAAATGCTGCTAAGTCTGAAGGCGATGAAGGGCTAGACAAGCTTTATGAAAAGTATCTAAAGCTTGGCGTTATTAATACTAATGTTAGGATTGGAGAGTTTAGAAGGCTTCTTCAAGAAGGCTCTGACATAAACATAGAGCCTCGTGCGTTTTTTGAAAAACTTTCAGGCTATGGTCTTGGAGGAATTGAAGAAACAATTAAAGTCCCAATGAAGGGGGCGAAGGCTACATATCGTGCTGCCGAAAAAGTATATATGGCAGTAGATGATTTTTATAAGATCAATGCATTTAATAAAGAGCTTGATGTTTTAAGAAAGGCTTTTCCAGACGAGCCGCTAGAAGCACTAGAGCAACGTGCGGCTACAATCGTACAGGATACTTTTCCAAACTACGATAAGGTTCCTAACGGAATAAAAGCTTTTCGTTATCTTCCAATTGGTAGCTTTGTATCTTTCCCAGCAGAAATTATAAGAACTTCAACTAAGATTGTAAAACAAGCTTCTGAAGAAATTGTTTCTGGAAACACGGCACTGAGAAACAGAGGGCTTCAAAGACTTAGCGGCTTTGCAGCTTCTATGGCTGCTTGGGAAGGAATAGCAGAGGGTGCTAGTTATCTTGCTGGCCTTAGTCAAGAAGAGCAAGATGCGGTTCAAAAACTTTCTCATACTCCTTGGTCTAAAGCGACTAGAATCCCCTATCGCGGAGAGGATGGACAGCTTTTTGTTGCTGATACCCAGTTCCTAGATTCATATAGTTCTTTGAAAGAGCCTATTCTTGAGGCCATGCACCGAATACAGGCTGGTCAATTAAAGGGAGAGGCATTGGAAAAGTATCTTGCTGATGCTGTCATTGATGGTTCGGCAGCACTTCTAAGGCCTTTTGTTGGTGAGTCTATTATTACAGAGTATTTAGAAGGCGTTGTTTATGCTGCAAAGAATCCTTCTGGAAGAACCGCAGATGGAGAACAGCTTTTCCCAGAAAATGAAACCCGTTTAAATAAAGCAATAAATGCTTTTGTGTATTTGTCTGATGGGATGATGCCGGGATCAATATCTAGTATTGAAGGAATCATTGAGGCGGGGCAGGGCGTAAAACGAGGCGCTACGGGGACAGTAAAAAAAGATCTTAGCGCAGAATTGCTTGCTAATTTTACGGGCATTAAATTTTCAAAGCTAGATCCGCAAGACAATCTTTTCTATGCGACTAAAGAATATATGTCTAAGAAGCGTGGATATTTAAAGTCTACTCCAGACTATGAAATGGCTGGCGAAGAAGTAAAAGAAAATACTTTAAAAAATCTTGAGTCTAATTATTCTGATCAACAAGATCTTTATTTAAAGGTTGAGGCGATGAGATCTATGTATTCAAACTCAGAGATCTTTAAGGTACTAACTGAAGCTGGAATGGGCCGAACGGCTGCTTTGGCTTTGATTTCTAATCATTATTATGATTCAACTTGGGCAGAACAAAATAAAGACAACATTCGCAAAATGCCTGCCCTGCCAGAAGAGGCTAGAAAAATAGCCCGAGAAATCACAGAGCAACAAATTAAGTACCGTCAAACAAAATTGATTCCAGTAGACGAAGAATCTATTAGAGCTAGAAATGCTCGTGATGGTTTTGCTCGTGGCGGCGAAGTCTATAATGTCCCTAATGCTCCTTCTGAGCCTGACGAGCGCATAGATAAGATGACAGGCAGGCCATATAACGAACAGGCTGGCCCTGCGTTTATGGACGAAGAAGATCCTATGCGTCGATTGAGCTTTGCAGAGGGTAGTATTGTTGCAAGAGCTTTGGGAATCTCAGACGAGGACGTTGCTTGGGCCAAGGGGCTAGGCAAGAAATACGGTAAGGCTGAAGAGCTAGACGGTAAGGGCGATGCTGCACGGCATCTTGCGCTGGGCTGGTTGGCTAAACAATCTAAGTATCCTTCTGCTGCAAAGTTTGCTGCTAATGCTCGTGAGATCGTAGAGCTAGACTTTAAAGGCCGTAAGATGGATTGGGCTAACAACGAGAAGGGCTTTAATCTAGAGGCTAAAAACAAAGAAGAGGCTGAGAAAGCAATCAAGAGCATGATTGACTCAGGCGAGGCTGTGTTTATGAAGCCTTCTGAAAGCCGACAGTTGCGAGGATATGCTAGAGGCGGGAAGATCGACAAGAAAAAGATGAAGTGCAACAAGCCTCGACGCACACCCAATCATCCGAAGAAGTCTCATGTTGTCAAAGCCTGTGAGGGCGGTAAAGAAAAAGTAATTCGTTTTGGTGAGCAAGGCGCTAAGACTGCTGGTAAGCCCAAGGCAGGCGAGTCTAAGCGCATGAAAGCCAAGCGCAAGAGCTTCAAAGCCCGTCACAGGCGCAATATTAAGCGAGGCAAAATGTCTGCTGCTTATTGGGCTGATAAGGTCAAGTGGTAACGCTTCACAGAGTTATATGGCGTGACGCCGCTGGAGGCTCAAACATGGGCTGGCGTCCTTTACTAGCTTTAAAAGAACAAGAGACTGCCACAGTAATTTCTTGTGGAGCTATCATTCACGAGGACGAAGAAAAAATAATTATATGCCCTCATATGATTATTGAAGACAATGAAATATCAGAAGGTGATGCAGAGATTGCAATACCAAAGTCTTGGATCATCTCTAATTTAAAAATGACGGTATTCCCCGAAGGAGATTAATATGCCATCTTTTAAAGACATTAAAGATCTAGCCAATAACCCCCTTGCTGGTGTGGTTACTACAGCTTTGAAGCCTACTCCAGCAGGAATAGCTTACACAGGGGCTAATATTGCTTCAAAAGCTTTCACAGGCAGGACAATTCCGCAGCATCTTGCAGGAACTATTACAGGCCCAGCTACAGGCACAGGGAATGTAGGCCGCAATCGAAAAGGTAAGACCATTCAAGAAGGCGGTAGCTTTAGAGATCCTCAACAAAAAGATATTTCTCGTTCTGCTAAATCAAAGGGCGGTCTAGTCAGCTATAAAGATGTAGGCCATATGCACACTAAGGTTTGTGGACACAAGTAAGATGCCAATTAAAAAAGTTGATGGCGGCTACAAGTGGGGAAGTCGCGGAAGAGTTTATAAGCGTCGAGAGGACGCAGAGAAGCAGGCAGCGGCTGCATATGCTGCAGGCTATAGAAAAAAGAAAGCTACAGGAAGTAGAGTAAATGAAGCAGGAAATTATACAAAACCAACCATGCGTAAGAATTTGTTTAATAAAATTAAAGCGGGCGGTAAGGGCGGTTCGCCGGGGCAGTGGTCTGCGCGAAAAGCTCAAATGCTCGCCAAGCAATACAAAGCGCAAGGCGGCGGCTACAAATAAAGCCAAGTTTTATATTAAATTATATAAGAGGAATCTGTATGGCTCTTAAAAAGTCTCAACAGTCTTTAAAGGATTGGACAAAAGAAGATTGGGGAACCAAGTCTGGTAAGCCTTCTACGCAAGGCCCGAAGGCTACAGGTGAACGATACCTACCTAAAAAGGCTAGAGAAGCTTTAAGCCCTTCTGAATATGCAGCGACCTCTAGAAAGAAAAAAGAAGATACAAAAAAAGGCAGGCAGTTCTCCAAGCAGCCTAAAAAGATCGCTCAAAAAACTGCCCGCCATAGGGCCGATAGAGGCGGCATCCTTGCCAAGCATAGCTCCCTAGCAAAAGCTATGCCTATCGGCAAACCCTGTTGACAGCATCAATCTCTGTTTCAATTCTTTCGTGAATAGAGTCTGTTATTTCTTTAAAGGCTCTAATCGCTGTCCTAATTAACATCTGATTCTCTTCCTGAGTAAAGACCTTTGATACATCTTTCTCAGGAAGCTCAGTGTGTTCCGTAACTAAAAGACCATCAGAGTCTATCAGAATACGAAAGCCAACTATAGTTCCCTCTTTCATACCGCTCCTTATTATAATTCACAAGAGTTCCCTACGCAAGCAAGCGTCTGTGATCCCTCCGTCATATCCGACTCTTCTCTCAAATCCCAGCTAATTTCTTTTGGAAAATTCTTAATCAGTTCGTTGTATGTTTTCTTATCTACAGGTTCATACGGGGCTTGTTGATAAGTATGATCCGAGTAAGGAAGGAAGGATATTCCTGACACCTTATCAAACTTGTTGTACAACCACTGTCCTACCTCAAGAAATTCCTCATCACGATAGTAGCAAGTCATGGAAGGCTTATGCTCACACCAATAGTCCTGATAAATCTCCCATAGTTCTAGCTGCTCCATAGCACCCATCTCTGAGGCCGTCACAGCGCCTTCAGGAGAGGCGATAGGAAAGCTAAATACCCGTGTACTTGGTGACATTATATCGTCTTCTACAGGGACACCAGCCTCTTCTAAGACCCTGCAAAGTGGGTCACGAGCGTCTGCACGGACTCTCCGAATATATTGACTGCTGTAGCGAGGGTGAATCCCACTAGCAGAATCGACCAACTGACTAACAGTACCTGAAGGCTTAATCGCAGTAATAGCGACAGAAGGGTTAATACCAAGTCTCCCAGCCCAGTGCTTATTAGTGTTAATAGCTTCATTACGCATCTCCGTTAGCCACTTCTTCAGCTTGGCCTTGTCATCTCTCCCTGAAAGAAGCGGGTGATCCATGATACCTGTTAGCGAAACACCAAGCAATGCTTCCTCTTCCGTGTTTGTCTTCCAGATGTTTCTCAGGTATCGGAAGTCTGTGAGTGTCGCCTGTAGAGTCCCAAGGATAGTTGCAACTCGTACTTTTCGTTTGAGGCTTGCAAGTGTATCGGACGGCCTGACAACAACTTCCGAAAGATTGCAGAATTGATAGGGTCTGAGGATGATTTCGCTACATGGATTAGTTCCAAAATCATAGGTAGCATCTCGTCGGTCATTTTTTGCAGCTTGCTTTTGACTTGCCACTCTACTAAAGACACCTCGTTCGCCAGATCGTGATTCATATAGACTTGTCCACTCATTTAAAAATCCTTCAAAATCGGGCTTCTCAGTATAACACGCTGAGTTATTAGCTAATCCTCGCTGGGGATCTTCTACCCACCACTGCCCGTGCTTGCATCGTCGGATTCTGTCATCCGTGAGATTGGAGAGGCTGATGAGGGCTGACCTTCGGACTCCTCCGACAACGACGATTTGAGCAATCTTGCAGCAAAGGTCGTGGCATTCAATGGACGTAAGCTTTCGTCCAGCTGCTCCCTGAAAGAGTCCCACTGTGAATTGGAATAAATCGAGCAAAGGTTCTGGGCCACTAGCTCTGCCTCCAAAAGTTTTGAGCGGGGAACCTGAAGGTCGTACTCGGCTAACGTCCCATCGGGGAACTTGACCTGAAAACAACAATGATACCAATTCCCGATACGATTTCGCCCATCCGATCTTCGAATCCGCAACATTAATAATTGTGTCTGTGTCATGGAAAGTCTCTGCAACCTCTGGTAGTTTAGAAATGTATTGTCGCTCAACGCTAAAGCCTACGCCTGTGCCACACATAAGAACGTACATTAGTTCATCAAAGGCCTTTGGGTGATCAATAGGAAGATAACTACAATTAAACCCCGCTACGTTGTCACGGTCTAGTGCTTCCCCTGCGGTCATCAACGCTCGCATGGAAGGCATAACATCTAAGTCATGAATGGCTTTAAAAATTTCTGAAACGTCAAAGTCGTTCAGATGGCCTCGGTCTACCCAGAAGTTGATGTAACGGTTGACGGTTTCTTCCCACGTTTCTCTACGGTTTTCTTCTGGGAGATAACGAGCGTAGCGACTCTTGTGAATGTACTGCTGATAGGCGTCCAATTATTTTTCTCCTTTCTTCGGTTGTATACTTAGACCAATTTGCAATTTCATTTGTGGTTCTACCACACCCATAACAAACTCCATTTTTTAGTTTGCATATGTTGATACATGGCGTTTTCATTATTCATCTTCAGATGTATATAAGTTGGTTACGCTAAGTTTATACTTGCTCTTTTTTTTCATGTGTCTAATGCGCGGCTCACGATCTAAATTCTTACGTCTTTTATGGCGATTGAATTTATCTGTCCGTTCTTTTTTGCGATCATCCATCTTCGTCTTCTAAGCTTTTCCTTTTGCTTACATCTATCCAATCTTCTGGGATGCTATCCTCAGAAAACCATCTAAATCCTTTCGATGAGGCCCACTCAGCATGGTTCCTTCTTGTCCCATCTCTTCGACGCTTGGCTTGTGGCATAGGCGCGTCAGGATCAGCAAACAAAAAAACAAGCTCAATGTTTTCTGGTAGCGCCTTGGCAATCCAAACATATTTGTTGTATTCATTATGATCCCAGAACCTACCTTTGGCTTCAAGATAAATCTTTTTACCGTCTATCTCTCTGATAAAGTCAGGATGATATGTATGCTCAACAACATACTCTGCCTTTTCAGAGTGTATGGCCCAATCATTTAATATCCCAGAGTGAAGCTCATACTCCCAGTTTGAGTCGTAGCCTGTAACCACATTCTTTTCTCTTGGTCGTGCGACACGAGGGCGTCTAGTTCCTTTTCTTATTTTTGGCTTCAATGTAAAGTCTCTGAGTTTTCTAATCTATCAAAATGGGCAGCGAGCTTTATATATAATTCATATAAAAGTTCCTCTGGAACCTGCTGCCCAGCTATTACTTGGGCGGCTGAAGCACACAAAAGGAACTCAATGTTCCACTCTTTATTCATTTTAGATCACTAAAAGAGTAAGTGTCAATAGGTCGTTGTGGATTCTTTTTATAAAGCTTCTTTAATCGTTGTCGTGTCCACCGCTCAGTAAAAGCAGACATAAAAATTTGCCTGTCCCTAAAATAGTGGGTTGTCATTTTCATATAATTTTTATAGTTCTCTGGTGTAACCTTGGCTGCTTCCTCTTCAGAAAGCAAACTCTTTAACCATTCAACACTAATTTTTTCTGTTTGGCGAAAGATCTTTTTAACTGTCTTGGCGTTCAAGAAACAACCTCCTCAACTCTGGGGGCCGCTTCAACATGAGTAAAGTAGGTAATACCATTGGCATACTTAAATCCTCTAAGCCCTTTACCGTTGTTTGCGTCTTTGTGGCAATCAAACTTATAGGCACAGAAATTACAGTTGCGATTTAATTTCATGTTCCCCTTCTTTCCTTCTGGCACTGATTCATAGCAGCGGGATGGCGGGGTAGCCAGATCAAGTGCCTTGCGGATTTCTTTTATTCTTTCGTTGATGTTTGGCTTATCTAGCTCTTCTGGCCTGTAGAGACAGATATCCCCGCCTTCTTTATTAATGACAAGGAAGCCCCCTTCAGAAGACTTCTCAGCCTCTTCGTATCCAGCAAGTTGGGACATATATCCAAAGGGATCATCTTCTCTCAGGCGTCCTTCACGAAACTTATTGTAAGAAAACTTAGAAGCAGTTTTTACATCAACAACCTCGCCATCAATCTTACAATCAATGTGGCCCTTGATACCCTTTACATCTACTTCTTTCTGTTCGTCGGTAACAGTGTGGCCTGCTGCCCGTACCAACATAAGAACAATTTCCTCTAGTAAATGACCATAAAGGAACTTAATCTGGGTTGCAGGAGAGGGCGCAGAGGCTTCTGCTGGTAGATTTTTCTCGTACCAAAGCTGTCGCAATGGGCGACCAATGTTGGACATTCTAAGTGTAAAGTTTGCGTTACGCTCAGAGGGATTTGACCAACCTAAAATAGATTCTTTAATACGAGCAAGCGTCAGATCAAGATCATCTTCATCAATAATAAATGGTTTACCAGCCGACAGATCTGACAGACCGCTATAAATATCTTCCACTAGATTTTCAAGTTTCATTTTCTATGTCTCACAAATTTACACTTTCGGGTTACGGGATTATAATGAATATATTCTACACCTAATTGTTTTTGAGTTTTAGATCTAGCTCGTAGCCTAGAATCTTTATAAGACTTTACATCAAACAGCTTTATCTTTCCATTTGGATCAAGAGCAATAAGATCTACAGGGCCACTACACCCACAGTTCTTAAACACCTGATAGCCGTTATCCCATAGCCATGTCACAGCATAGTATTCAGCTATGTCGCCTGTTCTGCTTGGATCATGATCGGGCTTCATCTCAGTGAGTTTCACTCCAGTTATCTCCTATTTTGTATTCACCATCAAGAGGACAGAAAAGATTTAGTTCTTCTCCTGCCTTTTTGATTGCTTCAACTCCAAGCTGACCAAGAGCATCTGCTTGAGATTCTTTTACTTCTAGCTGCCATTCGTCGTGTACATTACAGACAAAGTGTGCGTCCAATGTATTAAGCTCTATAAGCTGCTGTAAGTTTATCATGGCTTGCTTCATAACGATAGCGCCACCGCCCTGCAATAAAGTATTCAGTGCGGCGTGTTCAGAGCGAACAAATAGCTTGCGCCCATCTAGTCCTTTGATGAAACCTTTTGTAGCCGCTCGTCCAACTGCGTCTTTAAGATGCTTAAATGCAGGGAGATTATCGAAGAAATGCTTTCTAAGTTTTGAACCATCAGCCTTGTCTCCTCCAACCACACTTCCAAGCTTTGCATCTCCTGCTCCGTATAAGAGGGCATAGATAAATGTTTTTGCTTGATTTCTCGATTCAAGCCCTGCAAGTCTTTGGTTAGCTGAGTGTATGTCTCCATGCAGTATTTCATTTTTGAAATCCTCGTCCTTCATATAGTGTGCCAGCATTCGTAGCTCCAGACCGCTAGCATCAATACCTACTAGCTTGTAGCCTTCTGGTACTGTCCAGCAGGCTCTGCAATCTTTTCCATAGGGCGAAGCTACGCTTGGTATTTGCGCCATGTTTGGGCTGTTGTGTGTCATTCTTCCGGTGATAGTTCCATTAGGATTTACATATCCTCTTACTCTATCATCGTCTTCTACAACCTTTAGCCAAGAGTCAATCTGGGCGATACGCTTCTGCAACAAAAGATATTCTGCAATAAGCTTTGCTTCAGGTATGTCTGTAATTTTGCTGAGTGTTGATTCATCTACAATCGGCTGGCCTGTTGGAGTAAACCGTTCTGGTGTCCAACCAAAATCAATAAGGTATTCTCCGATCTGCTTGCGAGAGCCAAGATTAAATGGAACCTCGTCAATGCGAATAACCTTTTGTTTGATAGCCATCTCTTCATATTCTTCTTGAGACATTCTGCTCTTCTTTGTTGTGCCTTTTATCAAGGCCATCTTAGAAAGCGCACCTGTCTTAGTAAAGAATGGAAGAAGATATGTTTTATTTTGTTTTGGTCTAAATGTTTTCTGTACTTCTGCTTCAACAGCGTTCAGCTTTTCGGTTAGCTCTGCCACTAAAAGAGAAGCCTTTTGCACATCAAGGAGAAATCCATGATCCCGCTGCCCCGCAATAATTTTTAGAGAGTTGTGTTCAATTTCAACGCTTTGTCTGCTGAAGCCACGGGCCTCAAATTTAAGGTTGTTGAACAGCTTTGAGTTAAGAACAACATCATTACGGCAGTAGTTAAGCATCTCTGGGGTATACTCTTCAAAGGCATCAAACTCTATTTTGCTTACGCCTATCCTGTAACCCCAAGACTCTAGGCTGTGTCCTCCTTCTCTGGTCGGATTAAAAAGCCGAGACAGGACAAGAGTATCGACAACCTTTTTGTCTTTTGAAAGATCAATGTTATGGAGCCGCTTAATGACAGGAAGATCATAGCCAATAATATTATGGCCGATGAGCTTCTCTGCTTTTTCCAGATAGGCAAGACCCTCCACTAGTTGTGTCGGGCCAAAGGTTTTAACCTCGCCTGTATCTGGATCTGTAATGGCAATGCACCAAATTTTGGTAGCATCAATCCCATCTGTTTCAATATCAAACACTACATTTTTCATAGTTCAAGATCTTCCTGATCTTCAGATTCCATAGAAATTTCACTGAGCCTACCGCTGTCTTTGTCATAGAACAAGTAGGTGGCTACGCCTGTGTCACCTGTATAGCGTGACTTCAGCACACGAACCCTTGTTGTACTGGCCTCAATAGGATCTTCTGCCTGTTGATTTCTCTCCAAAGAGATAACGCAGTCAGAGAGTTGCGCAATGCTCTGAGAGCCTCGCATATGGCTCAAGTTTACTTCAATGCCATTCTCATGTCCACGGTTGCCGTCAAGCCTGCGCAAGTGTGACACAAGAATTAAGCCGACCCCAGTTTCCTCAACAAGAGTTCTGAAGTTGTGCATGATAGCATCAATGTTTCTGCGCTCATCACCGTCAGTTGTCATCGACAACAACATATGCAAGTGATCAAAAATTATCCACTTACATTCTAAGCCAATAGCCATGAAGCGCAGCTTGCTAAAGATACTATCAACATCATTCATTCCAAGATGGGCATGAACAAAGACGCGGTTTTTGTTGTTGCCATCGTAAAGAATATTAAAGAAATTATCTATTTCTTCTTCTGTAAACTGCGCCCTGATGCTCTCAATGTGTAGACGGGCATTAGCTTCAATAGAAAGTATACCGTCTACTGTTCGCCGCCAATCTTCTTCAAGGGCAATGATGCCAACCTTGTCATTAGTATTAGTAATCAACCAATGTTGAAGTTCTCGCGTCACACTAGACTTACCAAGACCTGTGCCGCCAGTAAGAGTAATAAGCTCTTTCTGTCTCAAGCCCTCAAGCTTATCATTCAGCCCGTGCCAAGGGTAGGGAATAGCTTCTTTCTTTTCACGCTTCTTATAGTTCTCTCGCTCTTCAGAGACATTAAGAATACCAGAAGGCGTATACAACTTAGCTGCCCACCACGAAGTGACATAAGCTTTATGATGCCCAAGACGGAGCATTTCATTTGGATCTTTAAACTCGTCTGGAAGTTTTAGAATTTTTGCTTTACCGGGCTTTAGAATCCGAGCAACCTTTTTTGTTGCATCTATACCAGCCTTGTCGTTATCAAAATTAAGAACAACAAAGTCAAATGATTCAACAAACTCTAGGTTTTCTTGGATATCTCTTACTGCACCAGATGCTCCATTCTTTACAGACACAACAGGCCACTTGCTACCAAGCAACTCATAAGCTGCCATAGCATCGCATTCGCCTTCAGTGATTGTTAAGAATTTACCGCCTGCTTGAGCTAGCTGCTGACCAAACAAACCTGTTCCTTTTGGTGAGCCAACCCAGTTAAAAGTTTTATTTGCTCTGCGGATTTTTGTAGAAACTTCTTCGTTATTGATATAGTAAGGATAGTGGTGTTCGATAATTGTATTTGATCCCTCTTTTACTGAGCGCACACCATAACGCTTTGCTGTATCAAGAGATATTTTTCTGTCGCTTAGTTCGTGGTAGAAGGTTTCCTTTTCTGTTGTGGGTTGATTGTCATAGTTTCTTTTGTAGCTTGTGAAGTCTGTCACGTTTCCGTCCATCGCTGCTTCATAGTTCTTAAAAAAAGTATCACAACTAAAGCATTTAGCAGACCCATCCTCGTTAATGGAGACAGGATCACTGCCTCCACAACTAGGACAGGGCTTGTGGTACGCCACAAAGTTGCCCATTTTAACCCTCTTTCATTTCGTCCTCAGAGATAAGAGCATCATCAACTAGAAGCTCCTGCATTTTTGTATGAAGCGCAACTGTTGCCGCCTGCAAAATAGTAAGATCAGTATTAGACTCATTTACTTTTTGCTGCGCAAGCGCAAGATAGGCATAGCAGTTTTGTGCTTCAGTACTGAGTTTTGATACATCATATTGCTTATCTTCAAAGCTATAGATGTTACTCACAGTTCATCCTCCTCGTCATCATCATAAGATTCAAACTCTTCTCCATCTGCAAGAGCATACTCAACAAGATCTAAGACTTGCATGGCTTGGAAGTCAAGACCCTTGTATTGAGTACCATTCCAAGTGGTTTCCCACTCTTTATATTGTACTTTAACAAGAGAGCCGTTTCCGACATTAGAATCCATGCGGTTCTTGTTTTTATCAAGAAGCTTAGGGGCTTGCCTGATCATACCATTAGGGCCATTAACTTTACGCTTGATGATTAGTGCTGGCCCTTCGTCCATATCCTTTACAGGAAAACCGCGTGACCGAAACTGCTCTGCAACGTCCTCATCAACAACCAAATTGACAGAATAAACTGGAGTATATTTTGTATTTGGTGTAGTAACAGATGCCCAATATGCGCGTCCTTCAACGACTGCCATAACTTACTTCTCCTTTAGAAAGGTGATTAATATAATCTACTATACCACTATAAATGTACTCTGCATTTAAATGCATTTCCTCTTTTTGATTTTTCTGATCTATAAAATTGATCAGATTATCAAAAGCTTTAGGCTCTGGTAAACAAGTACCAAGAGATAATGTAAAGGCTTGACAAAGTTGATCTTCAATCTTTACAAATCTATTATCCATTAGATTTCATAGCTCCCTGTTAGAACGCTATACTTTATTACTTCTAATACAAATGTAAGTTTTTCTATATCTAAATCAGAAGCAACCTTTAACTCTCCACCAAAGTCTACAATCAAAACAAACTCAGAGTCGTCTATACTCAGGCCATTAGCCTCAAGTTTTTTAACTGCTTTATTTATTTTTCCTTTACCCTTTGGCGCGTTCTCTCCGAAATTACCTTCAATGATTTTCAACGATCACCTCCAGATCCTTGAATCACTCCACGCTCTGAGCGGCTGCGGAGTTTGGAGAGATTGTACTCTGCAACTTCAGAAAAGTCAATACCGTTGTCACGCAAAAGCATTGCAAGATTCCACAATACATCCCCAGCTTCAGATACTATGTCATGCTTATCTATTGCTTTGTTGTCGCCGCGCAGACGAGGCTTGATAAATAAATCTGACAACTCAGCAGACTCTACCATCAAAGATGCAATAGGGTAGAAGTCATCTTTATATTGTGCTGTTGCCGCAGCAAGAGCTTGATACTGATCAAAGGTCATGTTAAACTCCAAATATCTTTCCGATTAGTCCACTCAATAACATCACAGCCGCAATACTATTGATCATTATTAACGCTCTATCTTTCCACATGAAACCTACAACAGCCCAAAGCGCCGTACCCGCAAAGCTTAACAGCATATCATACACCTGTAGCTCTGGAACTCCAGTACTTCTAAGAGATATAGCTACAAGCAACCAGATACTAGCGATCCATTTTAAATGCCAATCTAAAGTTCCTTTAGGCGTTGCACTCTTAATGATTCTATTGCTGTGTTTGATTTCATCAATAGAATATTCTTTGCCTTCATCAGACAATATAACTTCTTCATTCATTTACAATTTCCTTTATGAGCCAATCAAGATAAACACGGGCCTTACGAAGATCTTCTATACCATTTTTATATTTATAACGATGGACATATTTCATAACATTGCCAGCACAGTAGTCGCCAAACCCGTCTCCCAACTGCTGCTTGATATAGTCGATTGCTTCAATGCCGCCCTTGTTATAATGTTCTGGTTTGCTTACAGTATTATATTGCTGGGGGTAGTACGTTTGCCCCGTGGCTGTCTGCGGCCTTTTAATTTTATCCCATTCATCGGGAGTAGTATCATTGATGCTCATTTCTTGCTCCTGTTTTTAATCCAAACATATGGTTTTTCAGATGTTACTTCTAACTCGGCATAGTCTGACCCCGTGTATTCGGCATCATTCTCATTACAAAAATAAAAGTATTCATGTTTATAAGGGTTATAAGATACCTGTCGATACGGCAACAATGAATCCCAATAGCCCCAATCAATAGGCTTTACAACCCAAGTACCTACTAAACCAGCATGAACATTTTTACGCTTCTCTTTCAATACTCTTTCTCTGCCTTTCTGAGATACCCTTGGCTGTACCTCTTTTAATTTCACATACCTACATCTATCTATAACACGCCCCTTATCTGGGCCTTCTAAGGCTTTAATAGACCAAAGTTTTTTATGTAAATTAAAATATACAAAGACCTTCATGGCTCACCTCAGTGACAATGAGATAATGCAATAGAGAAAATAATGAATAGCATCAGAGCAAACCAATACTCCGGTAAGTTTTTAATAAACCTTCTTATTTTATTTTTAATTCTGTCGCTTTTAACGATGAAGTACTGCTTTGATTTGGTCACGCCCTACTCCTGTGTATTTGCCACATCCTAAGCTCATTGCCAGCCTCCTGACCATACCACTTCATAGGCATTCCTCTTGCGGCCCACTCATCCCTTTTCTTTTTGTAGTATACACGATAGCCAAGAACTGTGTCATCTCTTTTGCATTCATCTGGCATACACTGTGGCGGTGGATAGAAGTCTCCATCGGGAAGGTTTTCAGGATATATTTTAAGTGCATCTATGTGGTCGCTAAAGGACTTATGCACTTTGCCATATCTATCTTGATATTCAAAACATAAAGCTCTAAAGTGTTCAACCAACCATTTATAATTACTTCGATTACTTCTAGCCCACACAGCACTAGGATGGTTCTTGTGTGTTGCGCGATACGCAACTTGATTTAAGTCAAGCTCAACATGGGCAGTGCTAAGTAACTGCGCTGTTTCTAATGGCATCTTTACTATATGTTTATCACACTGGAACCATGCTGCTTTCTCAGGATCTTTAGATAGATAAAAGATATTCATTCTCAACCTCTTGAATACAGTCAGACCATTGTTTAACATCATAATAGTTGGCTACCCACTCCCAACCACCCTCGCCCAGAAGATCGTCAGCCCCTGACGCCGCCGCAGGCCAACCTCCAAAGTCTCCTATGCATACTAACTTGCCTTCAGTTAAAGCAAAGTATTTTCTATAAATGCTCATCAGTCAGCCTCGTATTGTTTTCTAGCATCTTCAACATCTATATTCACAAAGCAGGCCAAGCCCCGCTCATCCCAAGCAATACTAGTAAATTTGTATAAGCCCCAAGATGGTTCTGTTGGATGCTCCATTACAAACTCTGCACTCTCTGCAATCAGATCGGCCTCATAATATTGTCCTGTAATCATACATGGGTACTCACTTGCCATAAATTATCGCTCCGTCTAGTAGGTTTTCAATAACAGTTATTTGATCTTGAATATGCTTCAAGTCTTTTTCTAACTCCCAAATCTTTATGTCATTGTTTTCGTCAGTCGCAATGTCATCAAGCAAACAAGCAATAGAGATGCTGGCTTCATTTAAAGCTTCTTTTAACTTACTCATGTTAATCTCCATGATCCGACCAATGATAGTCAGCATTGCTTATCTCATCAGCAATAAGATCATATATGTAATCACTATTAATCCAGTTAGTGATATCAATTCCATTGGCTTTAACTGAAACCAGTTCAACTAAGTTCTCCTCATCTCCGTGATTAATATAAACAACCGTTGCATACAAAGACATCCAAGGACTATCAAGTTCTACATCAAACTCTTGATGCCCATACATACTAGCCGTCCCCATGAAACATCTCCTGATATTCAATCATGTATTCAAGAATTGTAATTGCTTCGGTTTGAGCCTGCGCCTTACCTTCAAAATAACCGACAATGTTTGCAGTCTCACCGAGCATACCCTTATACTTTCTCATTCCTTTTAATGAGCCAGCTTTGGCGTCCCGTATATGTTGCTTCCAGTGCTGCATAAGTTCTATGCTATTCATAATCATAGTAATCTCCTAAGAATGTGAATACCCATCAGGTTCTATAACTAACCACATACCATTCCACTGTACGCAGATGGCCCCCTCCCCCATAAATACTTCTTGAACAGCGCGTCTAAACTGTAAGTAAGTTTTATTTTGATTTGCATAAATCCATTTTGAATACAGCATTTGTTGTTGGGGTTTGGTAAGTCTCATTATTATCTCCTAGAATAAAAACACAGCAAAGCTACTACACTTTTGTAGCTTACCATTTAAACCGATGTAGATCGGCAAAGAATCCCCCATCTCAAGCTGTCGCTTATTTGTTTTTACCATATACTCTTGACCTTCTTCGGGCTTGAAGTCTCGTAATCTTTTGACAACACGCCAGCACCTGACGCCGCCGAATGTTTTATGTGGTGCAATATAATATGCCATCTTACTTTCCTCTGTGGTTGTTGATCCATTCTTCAACGGTGTCGCTAGACTTTGCGGCATCGTCCCAGAATTTATTTAACTGCTCCAAAGACCACTCGCTCTGCTCTTGGTGCAGACAGTCCAGAATAAATGCACAATAATCTTCATCAGTCATTGCCGACCTGACCAAACGATTAGTGTTTATCATTTTCTCTTGACGCTGTTTCATCACACCTCCAACAAAAAGCGCCCCGAAGGGCGCATTAGTTTTAGTAGTATCCTTCTCTGACTTTGTTAAGTACATTGAAGATTTCTGATTCAGAAAACTTTCGCTTTCTTAAATCCTGAGCCAAGCCACTGTAGTCAGGGTTTGGTTTTAAATAGATATGAATCACTACTAGTGACTCAATATCTACTTTGTCAGGCCGCGATGCGGAACACATCAGAATTGACAACCTTTCTGACAACCTCTTGGCGCTTCTGATTAACTGAAGCAATGTTGACTTGAGATTTTTTACTTGCTGCTGGGGCATGAGTAGACCAATCCGTTAAAGTATTATAAAGCGCCCATTGATTGCGGCCCATCTTGTCAGCATACTGTGACCAAGCTTTAGAAAGATATGTCAGGGTGCTATTGAATCTAGGTAGCTTATCAAACACTGCTGACCATGATACCCCGCTTTCATTTACTGCGGCCCGTACAAGATCTAAGCAACCAGCGGCTTCAGCAAGAGTAAACATAGCTTGCTTTTCTGTCACTGGAGTTTTATACATTACTCCCCAGCGATCTCTTTCTTGGTCAAAAACTTCTAAGCATTTGACAATAACTCTAGAGGCATGGTCGATATTTAGATTCTTTGTGTGTCTCGCCTTGAACAAAGCGGCGGCATCACTCAGAAAAACTTGACCATTAAAACAAGCTGACTGATGAGCGCCAGCCGACATAACAAAAGAAAATGTACTATTGAGAGACGTTACACCAAGTAGTGTTAAGCAGGCGGTGTCGCCATCTGGTGTTGTATAAGTATGACTAGGCAACCGATACTTTACAAATGTTGCCGCACCGTTGTGGCTTGTCTCAATCTTTTCTACAATCCCATCGGTATCCAAGCCGCTCCGCATAATAATAGCTCGCTGCGCGTCGATTAGTTTCTTTGGTGGAACTGGCTTATAATTTTGACTGTGAATGCCAAGCTCCTCCATAGTATCTGTACGCACTACAGCAACCTTAGAAGAAGGATGCCAGCCATCATCGTCATCAAAATACATTAGAGGAACTTTGGCAACATCAAAATCAGCAGAGCCATAACCCTTATCAAAAATAGATTCTTGAAACTCACGATTAAAAATAGAAAGTACATTACTCATGTTAAACTCCAAGTTTAGTTTTACACCATCAAATAGTCATAATGAACTTTAGAAACTTCAAAGCCATTAGACCATACTGAATTTTTTGTAGCTAGAAAATTACACCAAGTATCCCAAAGATTTTCAGTACCTATATTGTGACATATAGAAATATACTTGTTTATCTTTTCGTCTCTAATATTCTTAGATTTCAAAGACTTAGGAAGCTTTAAAACTTTCTCATCAATACCATATAGCCTGATGTTGTGTAAGTCAATACAACCTACCAAGCCAGCAGTAAGCTGACAAACAAAACCAGCTTTAACCATACCAAGCCCATCAATCCGCAAAAAGATATTCATAAGAGAATATGCTTTATCTGTATCTGGCTTGTTAGAGTTTATAACTGCAAGGAATTGATTGAATATAAAACCTTTGCGTTTAGTTATATAGTCGTATGCCCTCCTTTTATTACCCCAAAGAAATTTAGAATCTTTGCCATTTAGTTTTACGTCAGCCATTTGTTTGCCAACATTTTTCCAAGGCTGTTGGATGCTCAAGACCACCATAGTAATTACATCAACTAGATTATCACTAGATTCTTGCGCGTAATCTTGGATCGCTTTAGCGTGAACAGAATACATATTTACCTCTCAGCGTTGAAGTCCAACGGCTCTAAACCATACATTAAAAAATCTACTTGGGCTTGGGAAAGGCGAGGCATAGCCTCACCAATACTTTTTCTACCCTTCTGCCAATCGTCTAATTCCTCAAGGCTCGCTGGGATTCTAATAACTTTTGGGTTATCATCTGACAAGCAAGCAGTCCATACAAAATCAGTATGCGACATTTTTGATAACCTCCGCATCACTTTCTTCTTGCAGCTTTTTAAGCTGTTCCTCAAGCTCTCTAATTTTATTGCCGCGATTCTCAATAAGCTCATCGCGATTTGCAATAATATCTTTGAGTCCTTGGAGCCTTTCGGATACAACAGTACCTAAAATTTTAATAAGATCTTCAACATCACAAGAGTTTTTCATGTAATTTATCATGTCAACTCCGTTGTCAAAACACCAATCAACAATTTCTTCTTTGGTATAATTATTATCTTGAGCAGTATCCATGATCTCATCTAAATCATAAAACTCAATAGAAACATCAGAGTCATAGTCAGCAACATCAACTTCAACAGTAATATATCCAGATACAGTAGGCATAATATTTCTCCGCTAGGTTTAAGGATGCCAGCATTGGGTTAGATAGGGGCTGGCTAACCTATTCGCAAGGTTATTAACCCTTGCTACAGGCCAAGCTACTGTTTTCACTTTCCTGCTCTGCTTTTATTTAGGGCTAGGATGCTGTCACATCCCATTTTAATATGTCAACTTAGCACCCTAATACTAAGCCGCCTGATAAAGTTCAGGATCTGTAATATTATCCGCTGATTACTTCATCAGGATGACAGTCCTGTACCACACGGCGACCAGCCACCGCTTAATACGGAAGGAGCTTTAAAGCCCTTTCACTTCGTTAAGGGCTTTAAAGATCCTGAAGTATTTTCAACATAAAGACTCTGATATACTTCGTCTCGATTCGTATTCCAAGGAAGGCCACGACAATTAGATTTTCTAAACTTAATCATTTTGCCTCTCCCATGCTGTCCCAGCAAACACCACAAAGATAATAATTATTAGAATGCCCAATAATTATTTCTCGCTCATCAACAGTCAGATCGGGCCAAACATTCTGAACCAACTGATTATTGTAAAGATAATTACGATAATCATCGGGATGAACCTCAACAGAATTAGAAACACTACAGGTTCTGCAATCAGCTTGAAGTGTCAACATAATATTAATCTCCGCGATCAGATATAAAATAAAACAACAGCAACCACAGTGAAAACATAACAGGCCGCTAAGATTTTAGCGCGTGATTCTCGGTACTTCGCTTCAGATCTAGTCATCTTCAAAGCTCCTTCGGAGTGTCGGTTTCAACAATTACTTTATATCCCAATGACTTAATTAATTTTATAACGTAAGGCGTTAAGGTTTTGGTGTCGGCAATGTCAGCAAAGCTGTGGGCTTTGGGACAAACTGGATAGATATGTTCAGCGCCATAATGATTCTTGATCTTTACGGTTATAATATTATTCATACCCAGCACTCCAAAACTTCTTTGGCTTGTTGTTCGGTAGCCATATACTCTGTATATCTATCGTAGGGTTGAGGGAGCCACTCGTTACCGAGCCATTCAGCACACCAACTGCCAATATAATATGCACAAGTTTTACATATTACTGGCTCAGTGATTACTAGCTGTCCTTCGGTGGGATTAGTAATAGCCGCGCAGTCAGCCAATAATTTATCGCAGTCGGATTTATTAATCATGCTCATAATATTATTTCCTGTGTGAGAAGGTTGGAAAGCCCCGCCGAAACGGGGCTGCATAATATTATTAGGCTTCAGGATCTTCCTGCACAAACGCCATGATAATATCTAACTTGGCGTTCATCGTTGCCATGTCGTTTTCGAGTCTAAAGACTCGGCCCGTAATCTTTTCAAAGTGATCTTTGAAATCACCCACGGGCATCTCGGAGGGCTTTGGAGAAGCCTTCGGCTT